CATACCGCTCGCATGCTTGAGCTCGAGCGGGAGTGATATCAATGAGCATGCATCTCGAGCGGGCCTTCATTTCCACCACCAACTACAGTGGCAAGGGCAAGAAGCTAGCTAACACGGCTAGCCTGCGTGAAAGCACAGCTAAGCATGAAGCGTGGTTGCGAAAACAGGGCCTGCATCCTGAACAGCGAGCGTTGAAGCGAGCGGTCACAGGCAAGGCCCGCATCGAGATGCCAGACTACAAAACTGAAGAGAACGCACCGCTGAGCAACGGTATCGGCAACGGCTTCAAGCAGGGCGTCCTCGCTAATCTCCATAAGGAGAAACCAGAAGTGCAGAAGGCTATCCTTGACAAGGCCAGCCGTTGCATGCCCCTGTTCAACAAGGGCGGCTATCAGTATGCCACACCAGGCACTGACATGACCATGGTCGGCAGCAAGACCCGCCGTGGATAACTAGACTGTATGGATAGGGATTGGCTGAGATTTGGTAATACTTTTTGCCCTTATCCATTCTTGCATCAACATATAGACACCCGCAAACGCAAGCGACTTTGTTGCTTATCATATCACGAGATAGAGAAAGAAAGCGGATTCAACACAGAAATATATAAAACCATTAGACAGGATATGTTAGATGGTAAGAGCATTGATGCTTGTCGTTTTTGCTATAAGAAAGAAGCAAAAAAAGAGATAAGCGAGAGACAGAAATGCATTAAGGACATGATGCATTATGATGATCTATTAACAGCCCAGATAAATGATCATAAGGAAGGCAAGGATCTTCGTCCTTATTGGTATGATTTGCGTTTCTCCAACAACTGCAATCTTAGATGCCAAATGTGCTATCCTACTAATAGCTCAAGCATAGCTAAAGAATTAGGTATGGATCAACCTTACCTCAGTTATGAACCTGACATGGATATAAATCCCATGGCTATTAGGATCTACATGAGTGGTGGAGAACCATTCATGATAAAGAAATTTGTAGATTTATTAGGTAATATAGAAAACCAAAAATGTGAGATAATCGTAAACACAAATGGGACTATAGTCACTGACCCTATGATGGCTGCATTATCAAGATTCACTGATGTATGCATCACTTTGAGCCTAGATGGATATGCTAATCTCAATGAGAAGATCAGGATCGGTAGCAGATGGCAAGATATTGACTCTAACATTGATCTATTCAAAAGCAAAGGTTGGTCATTGCATGCCCAGACTGTGATACAGCATGATAATGTGAATGAGTTGATACCTTTGGCTGATTATATACAATCAAAAGGCATGAGCCACTGGACACTTTTAGAATTAGAGGGCAAAGAGTCTATGAAGTGGCACTCCCGTGAAGATATCAAGATCGATAACATCAAACCCTTGCTTAGCATGCCTGTGGTCAACAAAAACGTCCAAACCCTCAGGATACTGCGCAGGGTTTTATCCCATGCGGTTGAGTAAATAGATCCTATGGCCAAAGAAGAAGCTATCAAGATGGAAGGGACCGTGATCGAAGTGCTACCTGGTAGCATGTATCGTGTTGACGTCTCAGGGCATTTGATAACAGCTTACCTCGGCGGCAAGATGAAACAGAACAAGATCAAGGTCGTGGAAGGTGACAGGGTAGAAGTTGAAATGACTCCCTATGATCTCACCAAAGGACGTATCACCTTCCGCTTCAAGTGACCCTGCGCTTTTTCGTGGTCTTTTTGGCTTGCGTGTGTTTAGTTTTCTTTATCTTTTTTTTTGGCAGGTATTCGGGCACGAATTCCTCGGCATAGGTCCTGTAACTGATCACCCTCCGCGTCGAGTATTCTATCATCTGGACGCCATCGTTTTGATTTCCCCCTAGTCCATAGAATGTCTTACCGTCCTCAGCGAAAGCGATGAATAGGGTGACATGGCCGTGCATGACGACAACATCACCAGGACGGGGTTCATTGGTCTTGACGCCCCATTTTAGGAAGCTGAGCGCGGCATTGCTGTCGCTGGTCCTGCGTCCTTGTTTTTCCAACAAGGCGTTTATGAAGGCCGCGCACCAAGGAGTGCGGACTGGGTCCACACCAGTCACTGCCTTGAGAGATTTGCGATCTTGTTTTTCGTTGAGTCCTTCGTAGTCTTTGGCTAGGGCGACGATATCCGCGCTAATGTTAAACCTATCACCAAACAACATCTCCGTCAACGATCTCGCGGACGCCTGGGTCCAAGACGTTGAAAGCAGAAGGATTCCCAATGCACACGCCATGGCGTGCTTCTTGTGTATCTTCCTCATACAATTACTTAAACATCTTAAATAGCTTAGGGCAAGAAAATAGCGTCAAAATGATCAATTCCGTTGACTTTCATCGTTATCTGCGCATATAATAGATAGTAAAGCAGGGGTTTAACCAATGATAACCGTCACCGAAAAAGCTAAGACATATCTCAGCCAGCAGTGCGAGAACGCAGGACATCCTTACGTCAAGCTCAGTGTCCGCGGTGGTGGTTGCGCTGGATTCAGTTACGAGTATGAGTTCGCTGACGAGCCAGATCCCATGGACTTCAAAGTTGATCTAGACGGTGGCAAGGGCTTCCTCGTGGATGGCATGGCATTCATGTATGTGGTAGGCACTGAATTGGATTATGTGACTGACCTAGCCGGTTCTGCACTGAAGCTTCAGAATCCCAACGAAAGCAGCACCTGCGGTTGCGGCAAGAGCTTCGCTATCTGAGCTGATCTATCCTCTGATCACTGCTGGCATCCTGTGCAAGTGCTTTGCGCCTGAGTGCGCTAGCTTTGCTGGCGAAACCTGGTCCTTGGCAAGCTGGACAAGCATGCAGCACACCTGGTTCTAGCTGCTTGCGCTTTATGTGCTTGCTGGTCCTGGTGAACTGGCTACCGCATCCGTCACAGGTGAAAAGATGCAGCGCGGTGGTCCTCGACATCATGTGACCGCTGTCGCCTTTGATCCTAGGATGTTGCCTCGTTATCTGCTTGTGTCCGTGATACATGTGATACTTAGCGGGCGGCCCTGTGCAGGTGCAGGTAAATACATCATAGAGGACCAAATACATGACCCAACAGATCATCAACATAGGCAGCTCAGCCAATGATGGCACAGGCGATCCGCTGAGGACTGCATTCAACAAGATCAACACCAACTTCACCGAGCTTTACAACACAGGTGCAGCTGGTGCTAACTTTGACCTATCAGGCAACGAGATAGCGGCTACCAACTCCAATGGTAACGTGGAGCTAGTGCCTAACGGTAGCGGCAAGGTGGTCATAGTAGATGATAGCGTCACGATCGAAACCAGCAAGACCCCTGCTACTAGCGTCGGCGCTGATGGTGATACCGCAGGGATGATAGCATGGAATAGCAGCTACATCTACGTTTGCACAGCTGATTATGATGGTAGCACGAACATTTGGAAGAGGGCTTCCATCGGTGGCACTTGGTAAGGATAGCTAGATGGCGCGCCAGACTATAGACATAGGCACTAATAACAACGACGGCACCGGTGACAAGCTGCGCGATGCCATGCGCAAGGTCAATGAGAACTTCGCTGAGCTTTATGGTCAAAGTGCCGCTGAAACCAACGTCAGCATATCAAGTAACTCGATCAGCGTTGATAACACCAATGGTGATCTAACCCTCGAGCCCAACGGGTCTGGTGAATTGTTAGTCACGACTGGTGCGACTTTCAATACCAGCGAACAACCCTTAGGTCACGTGATAGTCAAAGCCGATGATGGTAGCGACGTGCTCACGGTCAACACGCAATACAGGAACGTGGGCATCAATGCTACTGCCAATGACCAAGGGTTAAGCGTTGCAGGCAACGCGACGATAACTGGATCCGCTGTTACTCTAAACGCCAATGTCACGTTAGGTGCAAATAGCACAAATACCACCACATTCAACGGTAAAGTAAACAGTTCGATCACACCTTTCAGTAATGATCTATATGATCTAGGCACTCCCATCGCTTCTTTCAGGACGGCCTATATCGCAAACATAGAATCCAATGATATCACCAGCACAGAAGTGACTGCTACTAACGCCAATATAGGAAACGTGGTGACGACCGGTGATACTACCATTGGTAATCTGCTGATACGCACCAACCAAATATCAAATAATGTCTCCAATCAAGACATCGAGATCAAGCCCTATGGAACGGGAAATCTGGTCGTCAACACAAGATTAGTGGTAGGAAACATAACCGTTGGTTCGGGCAGTGACACAGGTGAAAACGTCCAAATAAGGAATTCAACCAGGTTCAGCAGCACAGTGGCTATAGCCCAAAACGCTCCAAGCACATCAGTTGGCGTTGCAGGTGACGAGACGGGAATGATCGCATGGAACAGCAGCTATATCTACGTCTGCACCGGCGATTATGATGGTAGCACAGCTATCTGGAAGAGATCTAGCCTAGGAAGCTGGTGATATCAATAAGCCGTCCAACCAATAAATATGGGTATGGCAGCACCCGTTTGGACAACACCCGCAGGCAATCTTGGAACTATTCAAGAACAAACTTTCTATGAACTAGTGATGATCGCCTATGATCCCGAGGATCCCACGGGAGGCGATCTCAGTTATAAGATAGTAGCCGGAGCATTGCCACCAGGTTTGGTGATGTATGAGAATGGCAGCATCAAGGGACAACCCCGTGAGCTATATTACATCAGGGGTGTGGCTTTTGACGTTAAGCAAGACGTGACTAGCACTTTCTGTTGCCGTGCCACTAATGTCAATACTGGGCAAGTCACTGACAGGACTTTCAGCCTCACAGTAACTGGTGAAGACCCACCAGAGATAACAACCAATGCTGGCACACTCGGAACATTCATGGATGGAACTGAGGTCAGCATACAGCTCGAAGCAGTTGATTTGGATAATGAGCCGATTAGCTGGGCGCTGGTCAAAGGCAAGCTACCCCTTGGACTGTCATTGGATAAGACCGCTGGATTGATAAGCGGATACATAGAGCCTGAGCCCATAATTGAGCTGACAGGCAACGTGGGTTGGAGCGCTAACTCTGGTTGGGAAGAAGTGCCATGGGATTTCAGCGCAAGGGCGATCAGCAGCAGTTACCAGTTTGACATACAAGCATACGATGGTAAAAGTTATGATGGTGCTACATATACCATCAGGGTTTTCAGCAAGGATTCACTGACAGCTGATAACGACAGCGAGATATTAGCTGATGAAACTCTGATAACAGCTGACATGGATACTAAGCGCAATCCGGTGTTGCTAACCAAAGCCGCTGATCTAGGCACTTACGCCCACGACAACTACTTCGCCTATCAGTTCAAAGGCAAGGATTTTGACGGCGATGTTATCAGCTTCAGTTTATTGCTGGCTGAGGACGTAGGTTTCGATAATGAAATCTCAGGGTTCGATAGCACCTTGCTGGATGCTGGTGATTTCGCGCTACCGCCTGGACTTACGATCAACACCGACACTGGTTGGATGTATGGTCAAATTCCAAGGCAAACCGCAGGACAGCAAGAATATCAATTCGCAATAAGGGTATATAAGAGAGATTACACTGAATATCAGAGTGATCTCACCTACTTCACCATGACCATCGTCAACGATCTGAAGTTTGCTGTGACATGGAACACCGCGTCAGATCTAGGCACGTTGCTAACAGGCGGAGTAAGCGAGAAATATGTGTCAGCTAGCAATGCTGCTGGCAGGACTTTGATATACAGTATCAGCTCCGGCAGGCTCCCTCAGGGACTCAATCTCAATCCAGACGGCCTCATAGTTGGCAGGGCCAGCTTCGAACTCACCGGTTTCGATGAAGGCACTACTACATTTGACAAGGATGTAAGGGCACTAGGTTTCTTGACAAAAGAAATGACCATCGATAGGAAATATACCTTCACGGTAAAAGCCAACGATGCCAACGAAGAGATGGTCAGTTATAGGACGTTTTACATAACCATGGATCCTGGTGTGTTCGAGCCTTATGAGGATCTATATCTGAGGGCCCAACCAGGTATCAATGATAAGGAGATCATACAGCAGGTCTTCAGAAACAGCGACATAATACCTGGAGAGAGCATATATCGTAACAGCGATCCATACTTCGGGAGGAGCAGGGATCTCCGCATGCTGCTGATGGCTGGACTGAAGTCTAGCTTGCCAACTGATTACATCCAAGCGATGGCTACCAATCATTATCGCAAGCAGCTGAAACTAGGTGCATATAACTGGGCACAAGCGCTCAACAGTGACGGTAGCGTCGCTTATGAGGTGGTTTACATCGAAGTCAACGATGACCAAAGCAAGGACGGGATTAGCGTCCAACAATCCATAGATCTCCGCAATAGCATCAACAGGGATACCAGGGTGGATGCTACCAACCTAGACGTGAGCACCATGTTCAGCAGCATGGACGGTGCTAGCGATAAGATCGTTTATCCTAACAGCCTCTACAACATGCGTCGTGTGATGAGGACAGAAATAACGCAGAACGTCCAGGAACCATTGCCCAGATGGATGACATCTAAGCAACCTGATGGCAGGATCCTAGGTTGGACGCCAGCAGTGGTCATAGCGTATGTCAAGGAAGGCGAAGGCGACAAGATCGTGTTCAGGTTGAACAGGCAGACCTCTGACATAG